ATTATTATTATTATTATACAGAAATAATGGTGTATGTTTTAAGTCGGTTCGTTCGCTGGTTCACCGGTTCGTTCGTTCGTTCACAGCAATAATTCCCGAAACATAAACCATAATTTATCCGGCGACGTTTCATTTACTTTCGTAATACAAAAATCATTTTCGCAAATGGAACCGGTGCTGGTACCGGTATTCCGTCTAAAAATACAATCAGAAATCAACTGTTGGTCGTCCTGAATTACCACATTATACGCGATATACTTTTCAAGTGTGGTTTGAAAAGTGTTCGCCCACCATTTCATTTTCTCTCGACCCGTTATAAAAAACCCGCCAGAAATGAAATGTGCTCTTTTATCGTATATTCTTCGCGGAAGTTCTGATCCAGTATTTATGTGTTCAGAATAATATTTTAATGCTACAGACATATTGTTTGGACGAACATTACATCCATAATAAACCCGGTTTTTATCCAGTGCGTTTATTTTCGCAGGATTAGGCCATCTCTCGCGTATCATTTTACTGTAAGCGGTCCGTGTGTTTCGCACCCTTCCTGTCAGCGTATCCCTGAAATACCCGATATCACACCATCCATAATACTCCGTATCCGTATCGAAATACCGGCGTTCTATTGTTTCATGTACAAAATGTACCTTTTCGCACCATAACATATTCAAGCGCCAGTCAGCGACACCATACAATTTACATTCCGGATTGTTGTTGTTGCGTTTCCAGTATTCTGCGTATTTATAATTATAAAATTCGGTATAGGGTTTGATGACTACCTTAATCCGCGATCCTGTTTCTGCGTATAATTTTCGAACCTCATTCACAATGAAGTCATACGTTTCTTCATCTGTATAAATAATAAGATAGAACCGGTTTACAATACGAATAAACCCGCGCATCCATTCGAGATGCTTATCGGCACCGTGCCGATTTTTCAGATTATATAAGCATGTTGAAAAGGTGATGTTTATAGTAGTTGACATGAATAATATAAATATCGTATGAATATTATTCTAATAAATAATATAAATATCGTATGAATATTATTTATTAGAATAAACTATATCAAATGGACGACCTCTCGCCGTCATCGCCGCTCCGTCGATTCACCGACATCAAACACGCTATATATATCAATCTGGATTCACGGCCCGACCGTCGTGCACAATTTGAGTCGCATTTTGAAGAATTATACCGGATGTATCCAAATGAATACACATTTTTCCCCATTACGCGGTTTTCGGCCATCAAGCACGATCGCGGTGCTGTCGGTTGTTCTAAAAGTCATATCGAGTGTATTCGCTTCGCCAAACGTAACGGATGGGACCACGTCCTTATTATGGAGGATGATGTGCTGGTGAAACATCCAGCGGTCCTCTCGAGTCAGGTGACCTCTTTTTTATCGAATTTTCAAGATAATTGGGATGTCGTGCTGTTTTCGGGGAATAATTACCCGCCGTTCAAGATAGAATCACCGTGCTGTTTTCGGATTGCGAATTGCCAGACGACTGGGTGCTATTTGGTTTGTAGCCGGTATTATGACACACTCCTTCGCAATTTTGAAGAAGGAGTCGCGCAACTGGAGGCCAATCCGGGCGATGTAGGTTCGTTTGCGTGCGACGCGTATTGGAAACAACTTCAGCGCACGGACCGATGGTATCTCATTACTCCGATTTGCGTCACACAGCGGCCGGGGTATAGTGATATAGAGAACCATTTCGTGGATTATGAGAATCTGATGCTGGACTTGGTAAAGAATCCGCCGAATAGGAGGCGGTGACGGCTACCCGAGGTGAACCGAGGTGCCCGAAGAATCCGCCGAATAGGAGGCGGTGACGGCTACCCGAGGTGAACCGAGGTGCCCGAAGAATCCGCCGAATAGGAGGCGGTGACGGCGGGTAGCCGAAGAATCCGCCGAATAGGAGGCGGTGACGGTGAACCGAGGTGCCCGAAGAATCCGCCGAATAGGAGGCGGTGACGGCGATCCGCTAGATATCCGTCAAATAATGGTCCACGACCCACCACCCAAAATCGCGGTCGCTCGGGTAATGAAGCCCCGCCATAATCCGGATATTCGCACACTTGGTCGCGACCTCCATGAGTGCGTGGGTTTTGGCGGGAAACTTCAGCGATAGTGCCTTAGCTAAATAATATGTCTGGACTGCGTGACCTGACGGGTATGACGGTGTATCCGCGGAGTCTGACCGTAATAATGTCCCGTTCGCTTCATTGATGACTTCGGGTGCGACGTGCGCCGGTCGTGCACGATTGTAGATCCGTTTCAGCATTGTTGTAATAAATATGACACGCATTCCCGTCATAATCCGGTCCATTTCCGCGACTGACATTTCGTCGGGTTTGATTACGGTTGTGAATGCGGCGGCGGGATTCATATCTGTCAGCCGGAAAAACGCGACATCGCTCGGCATTCGTTTCATAATGTATTCGGTGATGACGGTATTTATCTCGGTCTTACTGTCGGGGTACATTTTACCGAACCCGGATATCGTGAGATTAAATGTTGGGTACCACCAATAATAACGTTTTTGTTGGACGAGTAGAACAATAATATATGTTATTCCTAAAGCAACAAGGATGCGGTATCGGTCAGGGTCGCGTTCCACGATATGATAATAATACGAACCGAACCGTTCGCGCATTTCAGTGACAGCGCCGCTTTCCTTTTTCTGCGCAGGTAACCCTATGAATGTGCGAAACTCATTTATTTTTGGTAAAACTACCATAATTCTGTAATATAGTTAAATATATATATTACAGACGTCGTATGTCGTCGTCGTCGTCGTCGTCGCGGCGGCTGCGGCGGTGGTGCACCATCTGCTACGCGATTTTACACGCGGAGAGGGGTGGGGAATCCGACGAGGTTCGCACCGATACCGAAGCCAGCACCGGTCCTGGCGGACACAGCCAAACTGGGGACATAAGTATCCAAGATACTAAAGGTTGCGGCAGCGGTGAGTGCGATAAGAGCAACCTCATCAAACGCCAAACTGCGTTTAGGAATAGCATAAGCAGCGACAGCCACCATAATACCCTCCACCAAATACTTAATGGTTCTCTTCACGAGTTCGCCTAAATCAAAAACTCCAGCGGTCATTTGAAATATTATTATAAATAATGGAAAGAAATTATTATTTATGAATTGCCATTACACCGACCAAAAAGAAAAATGATACAATTAAGTAAAACTTTCTAAATGGTTTATTCGGTGTTGAAGGGATTATTAGTTCCTTCCAATATCAATAGTAAGGAATTCCACCTTACGATAGTCCAACTTAACCCAGTAAATCTGGTGAAGGACGAAATGAGTAGCAATTTGTTACAAGGTATATTTGTTTTATCAACTCACTTGTAACTGCTGAACCATAAAGGGAAGTAACCACATCTCAATATTACCTATCTGAATACACTAAATAATCTTTATGTTTGTTTGATTTACATTATTGTATCATTTTTCTTTTCGGTTGGTGTAATGGAATGGAATCGAATAAGTATTTGAATCTATAAAATGCGTTTAAAACACTTAAATATCTATAATGTAGTATATTATATCGTCGTTATTTCATATGTACGCTACTTCATCTGATTCGTCGTCCGCCGCGCCACTTGGCGTTGAACTGAAACAATCCAACATCGGTGTTGTCAATTCTAAATATATTGATTTGTTGGAGGAGGACAAGCCTATTGCGGGCCAAAAGTTCGCATGTTTGTCGTTCGTGTCCCCAGAATCCATTTTGAAGCAGAAGGACCATTTTTTTTTCGAGAAGTTTCTTCACTATTGGGACTATCAAAAGTCGATGGAGAAGTTCGTCCAATTCCTTAACTTCGTTTCGTTTAAGTACCACGTGAATTTCGATAAGCTTTCGACGGATTTTCAGGAGTTTGCTAAAGAGGAGAAGGCCACTCTTCAAAAGACGAACATCTATGACGAATACAAGACTTTCCTAGATAAGCATGAGGATGATCTCGAGAACGAGTTTGGCGAGAAGCACAACTTCCAGACGAGTATCCGCGGTTTGAAAGTGCGCGGTGTATTCGGGTCGCAGAAGGAGGCGGAATTGCGTTGCCAGATGTTGCGTGAGGTGGACCCGAACCACGACGTCTACGTCGGTCCTGTCGGTATGTGGGTTCCCTTCCACCCGGAGGCGTATAAGACCGGTCGGGTTGAGTATATGGAGGAGACCCTGAACCAGTTGATGGCGGAGAAGAAGAAGAACGAGGAACAGGCGAAGACTGAGTTTGATAAGCGTGTCAAGGATTCGAAGACGAAGGCGATTGAGGAGAATATCAAGTTGGCGAAGGATAGCGGGAATAAGCTCACGCAGATGTTGGCGAAGGATGGCGAGACGTTGGTGGATGCGAAGCCGCGTGAAAGCGAGAGCACGAGCGAGAGCAGTGCGGGTGCGGGCACAGCGAGCGAGAGCGTCGGCGGCGGTATTTGGAATGCGGGAGATGAGACTGCGTCTGTATCGATGACCGTGGAAGAGATGCGCAAGGAGCTGTTTGAGAGCGAGGATGTCGTGATGGATAAGAATAGTGACCACGGGTTGTCACGGTTGGCATCGTCGGGTGCGGATACGGAGTCATCTGAATAAGTGTTTGAATTACACTGACCCACAAAAATGTGGATTATTATTACTGCGAGTAATACGGTTTATCGAACAGATTAAACCGCTACACAGTAATAATAATCATTGAAGACTGTTTTGTCTTTTACGCTGCGGCTCATTTTGGCCGTGGAAAAACCTTCGGAATCCGCATAACGCTCTAGATATTAATATGTAATTAAATTGATTAATGTAATTAAATTGATTAATGTAATTAAATTGATTCAAAATTTTGTTATAAAATTTATATGATAAAGCAAAATGTGTGGTTCAAAACATTTATGCGATGATGAAGAATGTCAAACCTGCTTTGAAAAATCATTTGCTTCACACGAAAAATCAAAATATTGGAGCGAGAAAAACGGTGATGTAAAACCAAGACAGGTTTTCAAATCTTCTGGACATAAATATTGGTTTGATTGCGATTGTAGACATGATTTTAATAGTTCGTTAAACAAAATTACTGGACTAAATCGTTGGTGTCCTTATTGTTCAAAGATCCCACATAAATTATGTGAAAAAGAAGATTGTCCAAGTTGTTTCAAAAATTCATTTGCTTCACACGACAAATCAAAATATTGGAGCGATAAAAACGGTAATGTAAAACCAAGACAGGTATTTAAATCTTCACACACAAAATATTGGTTTGATTGTGTTTGCGGTCATCAATTTGAGAGTGATTTAACTCATATTACTGGAATAAATACTTGGTGTCCGTATTGTAGTACTCCACCTAAACAATTATGTGAAAAAGAAGATTGTCAAACCTGCTTTGAAAAATCATTTGCTTCAAACGAAAAATCAAAATATTGGAGTGAGAAAAATGGAGATGTAAACCCAAGACACATATTTAAATCATCACATACAAACTATTGGTTTGATTGTGATTGTGGTCATGAATTTGAAACTGCTTTATGCGGTATTACCGGAAATAGATGGTGTCCTTATTGCTCTAATAAAAAATTGTGTGAAAATGAAGAGTGTAAAAGTTGTTATGAAAAATCATTTGCTTCACACGACAAATCAAAATATTGGAGTGAGAAAAATGGAGATGTAAAACCAAGACATGTTTTCAAACATTCTGGTAATACATATTGGTTTAATTGCGATTGTAGTCATCAATTTGAAATCACTTTAAACCAAATTACTGGAAAAAAATCTTGGTGTTGTTATTGTTCAAATCCCCCACAAAAATTATGTGAAAATGAAAATTGTCATCGTTGTTATGAAAAATCATTTGCGTCAAACGAAAAATCAAAATATTGGAGTGAAAAAAACGGTCATGTAAAACCAAGACAAGTGTTTAAATCGGCAAATAATAAATATTGGTTTAATTGTAATTGTGGTCATCATTTTGAAAGTGTTTTAAATTGTATTACCAGTCGAAATTGTGGGTGTTCTTATTGTGCTAATCGAAAACTATGCGAAAAAGAAGATTGTAAAACTTGCTTTGAAAAATCATTTGCTTCACACGAAAAGTCATATCAATGGAGCGATAAAAATGGAGATGTAAAATCAAGACAAGTATTTAAATCGGCAAATACAAAATATTGGTTTAATTGTGTTACTTGTTGTCATGAATTCAAAATTGCGTTAAACGACGTTGCCGGACATAATTCTTGGTGTTCTTATTGCGCCAATCAAAAAATATGTGAAAATAAAGATTGTCAAACCTGTTTTGAAAAATCATTTGCTTCACATGAAAAATCAAACTATTGGAGTGATAAAAATGGTGATGTAAAACCAAGACAAGTATTTAAACATTCTGGTAATAAATATTGGTTTAATTGTAAATACGGGCACGAATTTGAAAGTGCTTTATCTAATATTACTGGAGTAAATTCTTGGTGTCCAATTTGTGTAAATAAAACTGAAAAAAAATTATATGAACAACTATTACAATCCTATCCAAATATTATTTCACAGTTTCGCGCGGATTGGTGTAAAAGTCAAATTACCAGTCGAATTCTTCCATTTGATTTTGTATTAGAAGAACAAAAAATTATTATTGAATTAGATGGAAATCAACATTTTGTTCAAGTCGGGAATTGGAAAACACCAGAAGAACAAATTAAAAATGACCAATACAAAGAAAAATGCGCGAATGAAAATGGTTATTCTATAATAAGAATTATTCAAGAAGATGTATGGAATGATAGATATGATTGGTTGAATGAATTAACTCAAAATATTATTAAAATTACAAGTGAACATACAATACAAAATATTTATATGGGCAAGAAAAACGAATACAAACACTTTAATTAGTGTAGTAGAAAATAAAGCAAGATAAAATTGAAATAAATAGACCGTGGATAACTGTAATATATAATACACCGTATTTACATTATGCCCGAGTTCACGTGTGATTTGGAGGAGTTGGTTTGTCATTTCAATACACAAAAGGTCCAATTAACATTACATTTGGAGAAGAACTATCGAGAGAATATTCATTATATAAAGTCACGAGTTACTGGTGTTGGCGATACGAGAAAACACGGAGGTCATAACCGTATCGTATATATGCTGACGAAAGAAGCATTTGAACTGCTGAAAAACTCATTCAAGTTGAGAAGTAAATACATTGTAGACGTGTCAGATAATGTGAAGTGTGTCAAATTCCCAATGTGTATTGAAGGACAGACCATCGGGTTTATTGAAAATGCGTATCGCGGTTTACGCGCAATGTCCCGACAGTTTCAGATTGGACCGTATTTCGCGGATTTGTGCTTCACGGACGATTTGATTGTAATAGAATGTGACGAATACGGGCATCGCGACAGGTCTGCTGTGGACGAGGCGGTGAGAGAGGACTTCATCAAGAATCAGGGTTACGCAATAATACGTTACAATCCGAATGAACCAGGGTTTGACGTGTCGGATGTGTTGAATCGGATAAATAGGCGGTTAATGTTGCTTTTATAAATCAAAAGTGGATTTTATAAAAGCGGTGAATATGTGATTGGTCGCTTTTATAAATGAAAGCGATATTTATGAAAGCAATGGTGAACTGGTTGTCACTTTTATTTAAAAAAGCGAAAAAAATAGGGGTAAAATGCTAATTTCGGCAAACCGCTTTGGTATATCCTAAATCGGATTCTATTTAATGCTAATTTTGACATCTTTCTACTCCAAAATGAGGAGTAAGAGGAGCAACTTTCCATCACCACTTACTCTTCTTCACGTTAATCTTCGGCGCCTTACTGGTTTTCGAGGCGTTTGGGTCATACGACTGCTCTCCTTCGTCATCAGAACCGAGATTCTTCGATATTTCCCAGAACTCCTTACTGCCCAGCTTGAATGGCCCGTGCTGTTGTGCCTTATACCAGAAGATTTGGTCCTGTAATTTGTTCGATTTCGCGTTGTTATTGATGACGAGACACTCATAATTCTCGGTACACTGGTCCATGACCTGACAAAAGCTCTCAAAAGTGGGGAACATACCCGCATAATTGTCATAGATTCGCTTACGATTCGCAATATATGGCTCGCGGAGGATAAAAACGTAGTCGATATTGGTGCGGAGATTTGGAGGGATACCCAGGGGATATTGCATTGTGATGACTAACATGACCTTCCAATGACGCCCGTTCATGAACAAAAGCCTCATCATCACATCCTTCGTCCACTTGTTATCATACAGACAATCATCCAATACAACAAATGTACGCGGGTCAATGGACGACTTCTTATACATATCCTGTTCCTTCTTCACCTGCTTCAGGACCGCCTTTTGGCGCTTGAGAATATTTTCGATGATTGCGGTGTTATACGCGTCATGGATGAATAGTTTTGGCACATGGGCCGCGAAAAACCCGTTGCCGGCTTCTGTCCCTGAGATGACGGTTCCAATGGGGATATCCTGGTGGTGAAACATCAAGTCCTGAACGAGAAAACTTTTACCTGTATCACGTCGCCCAATGAGAACGATAACGGGCCCCTTATTTTCATCGGGTCGAAAGCTGATGGCCTTCATATCAAACTTCGCGAGTTCTAAATTCATTTACACGCAATCACGACGAATCGAGTAAATGGTGATAAAAATGGCATATATTATTTAATGACATTTTTTACGAATCGGGATGCGGCGGAGCCCCCGTTTAAAACTAATTTATAACTTCTATTTAACAATCATACCAGTATTTCATTTAGGAACAACATGTCTATATCGAAGACACCGAAGACGCCGAAGACGCCGACGTCACCGACATTATTCCAATTACATTATCGGAAACATAAGTATACTCCGGAGAAGATAGAAACCGCGCTATTATTTGATATCCAGAATTTTACTCCGATTTATTCGCGATTTTTCGATATTAACGAGTCCAATTATAACAGTATCCAATTGAACCAAAAGTATTATTTACAGAATATTATCGAGCATTCGAGTGAACACGCCGAAACGAATCAAACCCTAAACCATCTTGAAACGGTGATTGGGGATGATGCTGGCGATGCGCATAATGCGCCGATATTTGTGAAGTATTCGCCGCTACTTGACCCTATCCGGTATTTATCGGGTAAATATAATATCAATGATACGAAAACAATGTCGCTACCCAAATACAATTCGAGTTCCGCGGATTGTGAAGAGAAAATGCTAAACGTGAACAATGCGTCGTATGTTGACGGGTTTTTCTCCTACTTAACGAGCAAAGCACTTCATACCCACGGAGTCGTCCATGGGCTGGATTATTATGGCAGTTATTTATGTAAGCAACGCGAATTTTCCACGAATGTATTTGATGATATCGAGTATCTTGTTGGATGCTCGTTTTTCAATACATACGAGAACGAACTCTTCACGATTGATTATTCACAATTTGGCGAAGACGAATCCGACATCTCGGATATCAATGTGAGTAAATTAATGAAACTCCGTAATAAGTTGAAACCGATGATTGGCACGTCGACGGAGGGCGATGATGAATCAAATAATAAAAACAGGCTTCATATTCTTGATACGGTAGTTGTTGAAGAATGCGATTCGACCGCTACACCAATCGAATCAGAGTGTGTCGTAATCGATACACCTGCGTCCACCGCCGCGTCCACCGCACCTGAAATGGTCGAATTGAATGTTGAAGACCTGATGAGTCAAAACCTACAGCAAGATGGTGGGGGCGCTGAAACGAAACTGAATCATAAGGACCGCACGAGAGACCAGGATTATTCTAGTGATAGTGATTCATCGCAGTCAAATTCATCGTATACTACGATAGACGGTGATGATGCGGTAGAAAGTACAATCGGTGGCGGTGACGGTGACGGTGGCGGTGGCGACGGTGGCGACAGTGACGGTGGCGACGGTGACGGTGACGGTGGCGACAGTGACGGTGACGGTGGCGACAGTGACGGCAGCGACGGCAGTGATGGCGGCGACGAAAAAAAAGACACTATCAAAGTGGATGATACTTCGTTCACGGGCAGCAGCGACAGCAGCGACAGCAGTGACAGCGGCAGCGACGGTTCATATGAGAGCGATGATGAAAATATCATCGTTAAAATCAAGGACTTCCCTGTTCAAGCGATTCTCCTTGAAAAGTGTGTAAGCACCCTGGACCATATCATGATGACAGATGAACTGACAAAAGAAGAGTGGTCGTCTATTCTATTCCAGGTGATTATGACGCTTGTTATTTACCAGAAGATGTTTGCGTTCACACATAACGACCTTCATACGAACAATGTTATGTTTATTGAAACCACCGAAGAGTTTCTTTATTACCTCTACGAAGACCAGTATTATAAGGTGCCCACGTATGGCCGCATCTTTAAAATCATCGATTTCGGACGGGCGATTTACAAGTTCCGCGGGGAGCTCATCTGTAGCGACAGTTTCCACCCGAAAGGCGACGCCGCCACGCAATACAATTTCCCGCCATATTATAATGTGGACAAACCCACAGTAGAACCGAACTACAGTTTTGATTTGTGCCGGTTCGCATGCGCACTATTTGATTATTTCATATATGACCTGCGTAAAGTGGAAAAGCTGTGTAAAACTGACCCAGTGATTCGGTTAATCGTGAAATGGACGATGGATGATAAGGGGCGTAATGTTCTGTATAAATCGAGTGGAGAGGAGCGATACCCGGATTTTAAACTGTATAAGATGATTACACGGTCGGTTCACAATCACATCCCTTCGGCCGAGATCCACAATCCGATATTTGATGAGTATAAAATCACGTATAAAAAATATAAGAAGCATGCGGCCATTGCGGCGAAGTTCCTGAAAGATGGTCGAAATACACATATTGTTATGAATGTGGATACGTTACCGTCGTATGAAATGGAATGAAATGGAATGGAATCAATGTAGTTGATGAAATGGAATGAAATGGAATGGAATCAATGTAGTTGATGAAATGGAATGTAGTTGATGAAATGGAATGTAGTTGATGAAATCAATGTAGTTGATGAAATGGAATGTAGTTGATGAAATCAATGTAGTTGATGAAATGGAATGGAATCAATGTAGTTGATGAAATGGAATGTAGTTGATGAAATGGAATGTAGTTGATGAAATGGAATGTAGTTGATGAAATGGAATGTAGTTGATGAAATGGAATGTAGTTGATGAAATGGAATCCGGAATCCGGGAATGAAATCCGGGAATGTTACGACTAGCGGCTGCGGTTCAGATACATATCTCGGTGCGCCGGAAGTCCATTCTTCGCGATGAACTCGATATTCCTCATTGTCCATCCCATACTACATCCGGAATGACCGACCTCCATTTCATTCTGGACGAGTGTGATGATCCAGTCATCGCCCCCACTAAACATGAATCCGCGGTCGGAGGGTGGGCTGTAATTGGATAAATATTTCCATACGTCGATTTCCTTGGTCTTGACCGCAGGTGATTCGGCGGCGCGGACGACTGCGAGCAGTCCATCTCTCAAATTGCTTGTAGAAAGCGAGTCGTTCATATACGAGAAGTCCCACGCATTCGCGGCTGACGCGGTGCGAGGCCAGTATTCGGAATCGGAGGCAACGGCGACAGATACAGATTCCGGAGCAACAATAGATTCAGAAGCCATCGTAGTGTGTGTGTGTGTGCGTATAATAAACGAACGATGCGTTATTACAACAATAAACATATGATTTCAATTTTATCATATGTTTATACTGAAAATAGTATTTGAATAAACGACATCCTAGTTACACGGATGGCACCAAATTTTCGATTTCGATTTTTCGGAATAGGGTCTTATCTACCTTATTCCTCAACTCGGTCTGTTCGCTGATTTTCGCTTGAGTGATTTTCAGCTTTGATAGTTTTTCGTGGTTCAGTTGCTCACAAAGACCGACTACAAATCCAATGGCAAGAGTCGCACCAGTGTTCATTATTGTTATTTCAATGTTGTTGGGCGATGTTGCCATCCAGTCAATGATGAACTTTATGATTATCCCGCAATCGGGGGTAATCGTTTGGCGAGGTTGAATGACGATGTGGTTCATCATATCAGCGCGTAGGTTAGTCTTCATAAGTCTTATAATGTCGGTCATTGTTAACGCGACGCGTCCAACATTCCGATTACCATACCAAAATGGAGTAGGATGATTTCCAATCATTACATCATATGTTGCCGCACCTGCTTCAATGAACTTTATGAAATTGGTATTGAAATTTATAAAGTCCACCCTATTTCCATACGTGTCGTTTATGGCAGGGGAGAAAACCGCTTCCCGAAACTTAAACAATTGTTGGACTTGTTGTTCCAGAACAGCCAACCGTTGTTTTGTTTCCCGCAATTCAGTTCTCAATTCATCAACAACTGAATCATCTGCCATAAGAGGTGGAGCGCTAGGAGGAGGGGGAGCAACCATATGTGACCCCAACTCAAACACGATTTTCCCATTCTCAAGTTTCATTCTTCCATCGCATCCGGCTTCAATCTGGGATAACAATTTGTTTGACATTGTTGTTTGTGTGGCATGATATGCGATTATATATACGGTATATCAATTTTATCATATGTTTATACTGAAAATAGTATTTGCTATATTACAGTTCACAACATCGTGTAAACTCGTTTTGTTCTTCAATAAACTTCTTAAATGATATATATGTAATCATTTTATTCGCACCACCGGCGACCTTTGTATAAAATGTAGTAAAATCCTGATCTGTATAAAATCGAATACCAAGCATATATAATGATGCGGTGAAATCATCGTGACTAATTACACCGAACCCTGTTGTATTCAACATTTGAAAGCACCGTCTTAACGCGGTTTGTCCTGCGTATTTTGTCATTATTTTATCAAGAAATACACGCGTCAGTTCGTTGATACCCGAGTCATCCTTGACGAATTTAAAATCAATGAGGGTTGTTTCGTATTTGGAATCATCGAGTATTTGGGATTGGGTTGTTTTATTGTATGTCGTTGTATAATGGCCGGAACCATTATATTCATGTTTACTTATAATATTCGTATGTGAATTAGTTACTGTGCTATTTTTATGTGCGGTATTCATATTATATGAAGGAAATATTTGTGGTGCGGACTTCGCTGGGCAGACGGGTTGTATCCGAAGTTTATCAGAAGATGAACTTAATTTTTCATACACGTTCAAACTTATTTTACACATTACGATAATTATTATTATTGCTATATATTATAATTTGTTGTTTATAATTTGTTGTTTCTGTTTAGTATGATTATTATGGTATGTCGGTCACGAGTAGAGTCGGTCACGAGTAGAGTCGGTCACGTGGATAATGTGACCGCATCCATTTTATGGAAAATGTTATATAAACAGTAGAATATATTCTACAGTAGATTATATTCTACAGTAGATTATATACGTAATGGATACAGCAGACAGCGTTCCACGCGACACAATACTCATCGACGGCACGACCTACGACATCACCGAGTTCAAGCATCCCGGCGGAAGTATTATTAATTATGCGAAGAACGCCGGCGATGCTACCGAAGTATTCCGCGAGTTTCATTACCGGTCGCCTATCGCGAGAAATGTACTTCGTTCATTACCAGAATACAATTG